CTATTTATCATAATATACCTTATAAGCGAATAGTATGACAAGGTGGCAAAAGTGGTGTAAGTGGTTGATTATGAGCAAGATACAATGAGGGGGACTTAAAGAAAACGAAACCAGACCGAGGCGGGGTAAATCTCCAAGAATGATAACCCTAAATCGACTATCTAACTTTTGATAAGCAACTTATAACTTGACAAAATACTGATAAAAGTAAGATTATACGATGACACCCTTTTATACCCTACTTTTCAAACTCAAAATAGTAAACTAAAATTTTAATTTTCCGTAAAATGGATGCAACACTTAAGACTAACAAGATATTTGAGATACTCACAGAGTCTGACAAGAGGATAACGGTAATGCAAGGAGGCTCTCGTAGTGGTAAGACTTATAATATCTTAATTTGGTTCATTGTTAAATTGTTACAAGAGAACGGAAAGACCTTAACGATTGTGAGGCAATCGCTTCCGAGCATTAAGGGTACTGTTCTACGTGACTTTATAGATATACTTTCCCGTCTTGGGATTTATAGTGAGGACAATCACAACAAGACGGACCAGATTTATTCTTTGAATGGCAATATTGTGGAGTTTGTATCGGCAGATCAACCTCAGAAGATTCGTGGTAGGGCGAGGCAGTATTTATTCTGCAATGAGGCGAACGAATTGACGTATGAGGCTTGGATGCAGTTGATTATGAGAACTGAGGGTAAGATAGTGATTGACTATAACCCTTCTGACTTATCATCTTGGATTTACGATTCAGTTATTCCAAGGGATGATGCGGACTTTCATATTACGACTTTCCGTGATAACCCATTCTTACCAGCAGAGCTTATAACAGAGCTTGAGAGGTTAAAGGATGCAGACCCTAACTATTGGACTATCTATGGATTGGGTGAGAGGGGATTGAGTCAAGACTTGATATACTCACACTGGAAAACAACGGAGCAGATGCCTGAGGATGGAGAAGTGGTTTACGGATTGGACTTTGGGTTTAACGTACCAACTGCCTTGGTGAAGGTTGTGTTCCACGAAGATGCTGCATATTGTCAAGAGTTGATATATGAGCCGAAGATGACAACTGATGATGTGGTGGAGAGACTAAAGACTTTAGGGATTGAGAAGTGGGATGATTTGTATTGTGATGCTGCCGAGCCGAAAACGATTGAGAGTATAGTGAGGGGAGGGTTCAATGCCAAACCGGCTAACAAGGATGTGACGGAGGGAATAAAGACGGTAAAAGCGACACCATTGTTTATTCACCAAGATAGTGTAAATTTGTTAAAGGAAATAAAAAACTATCGTTGGAAGACTGACCGCAATGGAAACAAACTTGATGCTCCCGTGAAGTTTAATGACCATATTCTTGATGCACTTAGATACGGCATATTTAGTAAATTAACTATCCCAAGTGTTACTTGGGGTGCAATATAAATATAGATGGGTTTATTAGACATATTCAAAAAGAAAGCGTTAAATCCTAACCAGAACGTAACAACAAATATTAGGGGCATCAACGGAGCGTTGTTACAAGAGTATGAGAATGGTAAGTATGTTTACGAGGGATATTTAGGTAATGCAGATGTGTATAGCATCGTGTCATTCCTTGCACGTAAAGCGGCATCAATACCTTGGTACGTTTACAAAACAAATAATACAGAGAAGGGTAGGACATCATTACTTCGCTACAAGCAATTAACAAAAGGCTTAGGCAATCAAGGTGCGTTTGAGAGAGCAGTGATAGAGAGGAAGAACGCATATAGTGAGAACATTGTGATGAACTCTGAATTAGCGAGACTATTAGAAAGACCGAATGAATACCAAGCACAAGACCAATTCCTCGAGAACTTATTTGGTTATAGATTTTTATCAGGAGAAGGTAATATTTACGGCAATGATGGAAAGGTGGGCGGTAAGTTCGTTGAGCTTAACGTGCTTCCAACCCATTTCTTGGACATCTACCCCGACCCTAACGACCTCTACGGACTCGTTGGGTATAGACTTATGGTGGACAGAGGAATAGATATTCCGAAGGATCAAGTATGTGCTTGGAAAACTTGGAACCCAGACTTTGATGCAACTACAAGAACGCACTTGCGTGGGTTGTCGCCATTACGAGCTGCATACAAAACACTTCGTATGAGCAATAATGCTGCTGATGCGAGTGCGATGATGGCGGCCAATGGTGGAGCGAAGGGTGCAATCACTCCTAAGCCATTAGGAACGATAGTGCCAAACTTCACAATAGAACAAGCAAATATAATTAAAAGAGCAGTGAATGAGGATATCAACACTGTGGACAATAAAGGCAAGGTTGCGGTGCTACAAACTCCGTGGGACTATTTAAACTTTGGTTTGAGTAGCGTTGATATGGAGCTGGTGAAAACAATGCAGATGAGCCTTCATCAGTGGTGTAGGGTGTTCGGAATGCCAGCGGTATTATTTGATGTAGATACGTCATCTTATAACAACTACCAAAATGCAATGCGTGACCTAATCACCAACACAATTATGCCAATGTGCTGCTCGTTGAGAGATGAGTTGAACAAATGGCTCGTGCCAAGATTTGGAGAGGATGTGTTCATTGATTTTGATATTACTGCATTACCAGAGATGCAGCAAGATATGGAGAGGATGGTTCGTTCTCTTCGTGATGCGAACTGGCTAACGATGGATGAGAAGAGAGTAGCGATGAACTATTCTAAGAAAGAGGGTGCGTGGGATATGAGTTATATCAATCAAGGACTTGTACCAATTACACAAGTAATGATGGACTTAAGCATAGCTGATGATAATAGCAACGACAACAGACAAAGAGATATGGGCGATCGTGATGACGAGATTTCCGAAGATCCCTACGGAAATGACGTGCCTAACGGAGAGGACAATGCGAATGCAAGTGAGGATGTCGTATAAAATAAAACTGACTGATGAACGCAACGCAGCGAGGGACATATTGGCTGAAGGTGGAGAGGCTGCGAAGGAGTCTTGATAAGAAATATAGTTCTTTGTTTTTTGGAGTATTAAAGGGTGAGTTAGAGAACTTTGCAAGAAGTGTGAGAAGAGATGGTGCAAGTGCTGCGGTGAGTGGTCTTGGTGCAGTTGCGTGGGATGAGAAGCTAATGCCTATAATGAGGCAGATGTACCGAGAGGTGGCAACAACATTCGGCAATGCAACATTTAGAGCAGTGAGTGTGGATAGCAAGAAGGCTGCAAATCCATTTGGGTTGAATGATGAGTTTTTGAACGAGATAACATCATTTTTAATTCAATGGGGATTTTTACTTGCATCGCTAATGACTAAGACAACCAAAGATAGGTTGATAGTAATAGTGAACGATGCGATGGCTCAAGGCTTGAGCAATGAGGAGATAGCAAAACTGATACTTAGCGACCCACAAATACAATACGCAAAGTATAGGAGCGTGATGATAGCAAGAACGGAGGTGATGAGGTCGAGCAACTATGCAGCATTAAAAGGTGCAGAGAAGTTGCCATTCCAAGTTGATAAGATTTGGATAAGCACAAGAGATGCGAGAACAAGGCGCATACCTAAAGACTTATTTGACCATTGGAATATGGATGGGCAGATTGTAGCATACAACGAGCCATTCATAAGTGCGGATAAAGTTGGGAGACCTATTGTGGTGGATGCACCTGGCGACCCAACGGCACCAAAAGGATTTACAATTAATTGCAGATGCGCAGTAGGATTTATTCCGAAGCGTGATGCAAACGGACAACTAATAATGAAATGATATGCCAGTATATTATTGCGAAAGTAACGGAAAATATAAAATAGGTGAAAATGGTGAATGTATTTACACTTCAAGGGACAATGCCGAATCGGCTTATAGGGCTTATTTGGCAGAGGAGGGACAGAAGGAAGAGACAATTAAAAACGATAATACAACGAATAAAAATATGATTTACAATTACAAATCTTTTGGGTTAGAAGTAAAAGATGTTGATGCGAAAAGTGGGGTAGTAAGTGGTTACTTCTCTGCCTTTGGTATGGTAGATAGTGATGGTGACATCATTATGCCTGGAGCATTTAAAAGGTCAATTCAAGATTGGGGACCAGAGGCAAAGGGTAGGATTAAGCACTTACTAAACCACGACCCGTCTAAGCCATTGGGAAAGCCTATCGTAATTAAAGAAGATAGTTATGGACTCTATTACGAGTCAAAAATAGGCACTCACCAACTTGGTAAGGACTTTATCAAGATGGTAGAGAGTGGACTGATTGCAGAGCATAGCATTGGTTTTAAAACACTGAGAGAGCAAAAAGGGTCAACTGCTAATGAGATACACGAAGTAATGTTATTTGAAGGCTCAAGTTTAACAGCTTGGGGTGCAAATGAGAATACACCATTATTAGGATTAAAAAATATGGGTAACGTAGAACAGGTTAAGGATCAAATCAAAGCATTTGAGAAGTTTATTCGTGATAGTGATGTCACTGATGAGACAATCGACCTATGCTTAATAAAAGTAAAACAACTCGCACAAGCAATAGAGATGATGAGTAGCACTGCTCCAGTCATTGCGACAGAGCCGCAGCAAAAAGAAGCTGAATTGCCAGTGGGTTCATTTATATCAATAATTAATAAAATCTAAAAAATGAGCGATTTAAAAGCATTCGAATCTGCCCTCGAATCAAAATTGGCAGAACAAAAAGCTGAGGTTGCAAGTGTAACCGAGAAGGCTGCAAAGGCATTTGACTCTAAGGTAGAGCAAATCAACGAGCAAATGGAGAAGTCTAACAAATCTCTTGCTGAAGCAATCAACGAAGTAAAAGAAGCTAAGGCTGCTTTTGGTAAGTTGAGCGCAAACGCTGAGAAGAAAGTTGCAACTTCATACGCTGAACACGTAAACAACATCAAGGCTGAGATTGGTTCTGCAATCGAAAAAGGCTGGAACGAAATCAAAGCTGCTGCACGTAGCAATGGTAAAGGTTTCTCTGCTGACATCGATTTGAAAGCAGTTGGTGTAATGACCATCGGTAACAACTTGACTGGTTCTGTTTACACATCTTATGTTGACAACCCAGCTCTTCGTAGCTTCGTTAACCCACACCTTAGAAGTGTGTTTAACATCATCCCAGTATCAACTGGTTCAGTATCTTTCCCAAGAGGTAACACTCCGGTAGGTGAAGGTTCATTCGGTAAGCAAACTGAAGGTTCTGCAAAGCCGCAAGTTGATTACGATGTAACAGTTGTAAACACTGCGTTGTCTTTCATAGCTGGTTATGCTAAGGTATCTCGTCAAATGATTGATGATTTGCCATTCTTACAAGCATACCTTCAGCAGTCATTGATTGAAGATTTCCAAAAGGCTGAAGATACTTATTATCTTAACGCTATCGCATCTTCTGCAACTGCTGGTTCTTCTTCTGGTGCTAACACCGCTGAGAAGTTCATCGACTACGTTGCACAACTTGGTGCATTGAACTGGACTCCAAACCTTGCTTTGACCACTCACGCTGGTTGGGCATCATTGTTGAAAACCAAGCCAAGTGACTATTCACTTCCTGGTGGAATGGTTATCGACAACAATGGTAACGTAAGAATCGTAGGTGTACCAGTTATACCTCACTCTTTGGTTACTGCTTCTAAGATCTACGTTATGGACACTACTAAGTTCGCTATTGCTCAGCAAAGCGGTCTTGCAGTTCGTTCTACCGAGTTCGATCAAGATGATTTCATCAAGAACCTTATCACTTTCAGAGCAGAAGCTCGTTGCGAACTATTGCAGTTCCAGCCTTCAGCTGCTATCTATGGTGCTATCTAAGGTTTATAAATATAGGGGAGGGAGTTTTCTCTCCCCTTATTTTAACTTATGAACTATATTATCATAGGGGCAATGGATGGAGTTAGCTTTGACAATATATTTGACAAGCTAATAAAAGATGATGTTGCATTATTTGTGGAGCCAATCCCACATCAGTTTAAGAAACTGCAAGAAAACGTAGAGAAATTGAGTTGTAAAGTATTCCTTGAGAACTCGGTTGTTAGTGATAGGATAGAGGACATTGTAATGGCATATTTGCCTGATGCTGAGGATTATTTAGGTGGGTGTAGTAGTGTAGTTAAATTTGGCACTCCTCTTAATAGGTATTTGGCTAAGATAGATGAGTTAAGTTACCACGAAGCTAAATCGGTAACATTTAATATGTTGTGTGAGAAGTATGGCTTTGATGAAGTGGATTATGTGCAAGTGGATTGTGAGGGTTATGACCAAGTAATTGTTGATAGCATTGATATTGACAAATACAAAATAAAACAATTAAAATTTGAGACTCATTACGTTAGTAGTGAATTTTTAGAATATTTCGAGAAAAAAACTAACCCAACTAATATAATAAACTTAGAAGCTGACATTATCTATGAATATACTTTTTAGCATACACTTATATCCTCCTCAGCATCTTTGCGGTGCTGAGATGATGTCTCATAGAATAGTAAAAAATTTACAGAGTAAAGGGCATCACGTAAGAGTATTGCTGCATCAAGCAAACCACTATAAAATTACTACTACATATACTTACGATGGTGTGGATGTATTTCCTCCAAACGCTAATGTTATAGAGAATTTATTTAGATGGAGTCATTGTGTTTTTACACATTTAGACTATACAAGATGGACAATAGGTGCTGCTGGACTATACAAAAAGCCATTATTTCATTTAATCCATAATACACATACTTACCCAGAGATTGTAAATGCTATGAGTTCTCAACATATAGTGTATAACTCTTTATGGGCAAAACAAAAATTGGGTTACAAATGGAGTAACTTTATACTCACACCACCTACTGACTATCGTGATTTTGAATTAGGGGTTGATAGTGCTGATAATGAATACATTACGCTTATTAATCTTAATGAAAACAAAGGCGGTGAGATATTTTATCAGATTGCGAAGGCTATGCCTCACAAGAAGTTCTTAGGTGTAAAAGGGTCTTATGACGAACAAATTATTAAAGACTTGCCTAATATAACTTATATTGACAAAACAACTAATATACTTTTGGTTTATCAAAAGACTCGCATACTTCTTATGCCAAGCAAATATGAGAGTTGGGGTATAACTGCTACTGAGGCGATGTGTTGTGGGATTCCAGTGATTAGTACAGAGGCAGAAGGACTGAAAGAAAATTGTGCCAAGGCTGGTATATTTATAAAGGATAGAAATGATATTGAAAGCTGGGTTAAAGAAATTACGAAACTTGACGATGCCAAAGCCTACGCAGCAGCATCTAAAAAAGCAAAAGGAAGAGGAAGAGAACACGACCCAAGAAAAGCACTTGATGAGTTTGAGCAGTGGCTCAGAGAAGAAGTTAATAAATACAACGGATAAGTATGGCGATTTATATAGATAGTATCATAGTCACCGCTGATGCAAATGTAGAGCCAGTGAGCCGCACACAAGCCAAAGATTGGATGAGAATTACCTATAATACTGACGATACTTTGATTGACGAGCTTATCACAAGCTCAAGAAAGCATTTAGAGAAACTAACTGGCTTATCACTTGTTAACAAGACAATTAAGAGTTACGTAGAACTAACTGGTGAAGTACCGGCGGTTTGGATGGTAGATTTGCCTTATGGACCACTTGGATGTATTGACTTGGTTAGATACAAGAGTGGGATAAATATGTGGGACACTTTAGATATAAATGAGGACTACGAGAAGATAGGTAATAAGTTGTGGTTCTATATGGGTGGCACTTATGAGATTACATACCAGGCTGGGTATGGTAGCATACCAGCAGATTTGGAGAACGACATACTAACCCTTGTGGCTTGGATGTACGAGAACAGAGGTAAAAAGATGAACGCTGATCCTAAAGGGATTATTTCACAATATCCTTTCTGGGATGGTCTTAACTATCATCAATATAAAAAAGTAGTTATATAGTGGCAAAGGCTAAAGTTGATATGAGTGCTTTTAATAAATCTATGAATAGCATAGAGAAAGCATTTATTGAAAGACTTGATAAGATTGAAAACGCATTTAAAGATACTATGGTTAAAATGGAGCAAGAGGCAACTGCTGCTGCTCCAGTAGATACTGGAGAACTGAAAAGTTCAATAAATTGGAAAGAAGTAGGAAAGCTATCTTATGAATTAAGAGCTGAAGCACCTTATGCAGCTTATGTTGAGTTTGGAACTGGAGATGCAACTATAATAAAAAACTATGACCAATTTTGGCAAGATATTGGAGAAAAATTTTGGACAAGAAGAGAAAACAAGGGAGTGAAAGCAAATCCATTTTTTTATCCAACTGTTAATAAAAATATACCAAAGTTAAAGAATAAAATAAAATCAATACTAAGCAAAAATGCTTGATTGTAGTAATAATGTGAGAGTGATTTATGTCAATGCCTTAAATGGCAATTTGTCTTATAATGGCAAAGATGTTCCAGTGTACGGACAGACTCCATTTGATACTACACCACAAAACTACGTAGTGATAGGTAATATAACTGAGACAAGTGATAACACTAACCATTCATTTGGGAATGACGTAGAAGTAGTGGTTGATATTTTTAGTGAGCAGTATAGAGTAAATGATTTAGGAGTGGTTGATAGTATTGCATCACAAATTTTAAATATACTTATACCTGACACTCAGGTAGATGGATTTGATGATGCTAATTTTGAGGTTTTCCCTATTGGCAGATCAGGTTCAAGATATTTGCCATTACAAGATGGCGATAATTATGTGGCAAGAAAAATTATAACAATAAATAATTTAGTAAATCAAAAATAGAAAACAATGGCACAAGTATTAGGTAGTTTACAAAACATTGAGATTGATGTAGCTGGTGGTACATCTTATAAAAATCTTGTATGTTTGCGTACATCTTCAGTTAACACCACAATGGATGCAACAGTTGAGCAAACAAACTGTGGAGTATTGACTTCTCCTTCAGAGCCTCAAATGAATCTTGATTTTGATGCAATTTGCGAAACTGCACCAACTATTGCTCAAGTATCTTATGAAGATTTATTGTCTGCAATGGTTAATAAAACTATTGTTGCAGTAAGAGTTCAAAATCCGGTTGTTAGTGGTTCATCTGCTGGTGCAGCGTATTATCACGCATTTAGTGGTTATATCACTGACCTTACTTTGAATCAATCAACTACTGAGTTTATAAACTTCTCTGGAACAATCCAATCAACTGGTGCTTTGGATGTTGTAGCTTAATCTAACTTATGAACTATACTACTATTACTATTAACGACCAAAAGGTCGGACTTAAATTTGGGATGGCTTCGTTCAGATATTTATCTGATAAGTTTAAAGATGGCATCTCTTTTGAAAATGGCGAACTAAATGAGATTGGAGTAGCACACTTGGTTTATAGTGGCTATTATAATAACTGCCTTGTAAAAGGTGTTTTGCCTGAAATGACATTTGAAAACTTAGTAGACTACGTTGAGACTAATATAATGAAGAATGAGTTTTTAGAAGAACTCAAAGGCATTATAAAAGTTTGGGGCGAAAGCGATATGATTAAAAGCAATGTTGCTCAAACCGAACAAGTAGAACCTGAAGCAAAAAAAAAGAGTTCACGTGGGAGGAAATAGAGGCTTACGCATTTGGTGAGTTACAGATTCTCCCTCGTGATTTTTTTGATATTAGTCCACGACATTTTTCTCTTATGCTGAGAGGCTATAACGAGAAGAAGGTGGACAACTATAAGCAGACAAGACTATTGATGTTTACAATGGTGCGTCTAATGGGAGACCCTAAGACTGCACCAAAGACACCAGAGGCATTGTGGGAATTACCAGGAGATGAGATTAAAAAGCCTTCTGATGAAGAGTATAGAGAAGTCTTTAATAGATTAACAAAATGGCAGAAAACATCGGAGCATTAATATTACCAATAGGAGCTGATGCGAGTCAGTTCAATAGATCTATTAACGATGTAAAGGCTGCGTTCAAAGAGCTATCAAATACGATAGCATCTACTTCATTTAATTTTGTTACTAACGAACAAAAGGAACAATTAAATGGATTACAAAGAACATTAAAGACTTTAAATACTGATGTAAAAGACTTTTCAAAAGCATTTGAGTTTCCAGAAAATTCTATTGCTGGAATAACTCGAAAAATAGATGAATTAAATAAAAGAAAAATTGCACTTGACGCAAATACAAGCAGTCAAGAAATAGCAAATCTTACACAACAAATTGAAAAATTAATTGCTAAAAAGAATGAAATAAATTCTTTAGGCAAAGCTATTGCAGAAGTATTTGAAGCTCCAGCAAATTCAATAGCTGGATTAGATAAAAGAATAGCAGAACTTAGTAAAAGAAAAATAAATCTTGATGCCAAAACAAGTGCAGTAGAAATTGCAAGATTAACAAAAGAAATAGAAAGACTTACTGCTCAAAAAAATAATATTGATAATTTAGGTCAATCAATATCTAAAATTGGTAAATCATCACAAGCTGCATTTGTAAAAGTACAAGATTCATCTAAAGGAGCAAGAATTGCATTAACGAGTCTTTCACTTGTTGCACAAGATTTGCCATTTGGTTTTATTGGTATTCAAAATAACTTACCAGGTGTTATTTCATCATTTGGTGAATTAACTAAAACAAGTGGTGGTGTAAGTGGTGCATTAGGTCAATTAGGGCAATCATTAAAAGGTCCAGCTGGTATATTCTTAGGATTTAGTGTTGTTACGGCGGCCGTTACATTTTTAATTCAAAAGTATGGCAGCTTTGGAGAGGCAATAGATGCTATAACTGGTAGGAATAAATTATTAACTGAATCACAGAAAGCATTAAATGAGGCAATAGCATCTACAACCGGTAATTTAACAGTTGAAAATGGAAAAGCACAAGCATTAATATCTACTTTAAATAATTTAAAATTACCGCAAAATCAAAGACTTGCGGCATATAATGAATTATTAACAGTACAACCAGAAGTGCTTTCTGGTTTAAGTCAAGAAAATGCATTAACTGCTGATGGTATAGCATTGCTTAATGCAAATAATGAATCTTTAAAAGAAAGAACAAGATTAAAGATTACTGAAGCTGGAATCACAAGTGCATTAAACAAGGCTGCAACCACATTAGCGGAAAAGAGATTAGAAGAGACTAAATTATTAGCACAAGAAAAAGTTGAGTTAGATAAATACAATAAATCACTACGTGATCAACCGGCAGCGGCTAAAGTAGCTGAACAAGGTATAAATACATATAAATTACAATTAGATAATACTCGAAGTTCTCTAAAAGGAGTACAAGATGAAATTAAAAATTTAGAGACTGAACAAGAAACTTATCTAAATCAGTTAGCACCAATTACTAATGGTATTGCTGGAGTAAATTATCAATTAAAGTTAAAGGCTGATAATTTAAAAACAGAGCAGAAAGAATTACAAAATAGCATTGATTTAAATAAAAAGTGGGCAGAACAAAGTAGAAAATCATTTGAGAATCAGCCAGTAATAGATAGCGAACAAAATTTTAGTAGATTCGTAGAAGGTGCAACAAGATTAAATGTAAAATCAGTACAAGATTTAGTAAAAGCAAATAGAGAAGGAAGATTGTTGATTACTAAGGAATTGCAAACGATTCCAAAAATAAATATTAATCAACAATTTATTGACCAACAACAAATACTTGCATCATTTGCTTTAGCTAAAGAAACAATAGATAATGTATTTTTTAATCCATTGTCAAGCGCATTTGAAAAGTTTTTGAATACTGGAAGAATATCATTTGCTGAATTTGGTAAAATAGTATTATCAAATTTAAAAAGACTTGTTGCACAAATAGCCGCAACTAAAATTATTGAAATATTGGCTGGATTAGCTGGAGGACCAATAGCTGGTGCTTTTAGTCAAGGTGGTTCATTTTTATCAAATATTGGTGGTCTTTTGCCATCTTTAAGGCAAAGGTCAAGGTTTGATAATATAAGACCATCCCCTTTTACAAATCCAGGTGGTACAGTTAATTTTGTAATTAGAGGCACTGAATTAGTTGGGGTATTGAATAGAGGTAATCAAGAAATCAATAGAATAGGTTAATGGCGTATAATACTAAATATGAGATTAAATTTTATAGCAAAGAAGGAGATTTTTGCAAAGTGCAAATGTCTTTTGATGGCTATTCTGGTGATATTATACAATTAAATCCAGCGAGTAGACCATTTATACTTAGGGAGTTTAATACAGATGAAGATATATATAAACCATTAAGACCACAACAAGCAGAAATAAATTTTATATCTGAGACAACTGTATCAATAGATGACTTTTTAGGAAATAATGATGTTTACTGTTTAGTAAAATTTTATTATGGTGGCGAGCTTGGTCCAAATGTTTATTGGAGTGGGTATTTATTACAAGATGAGTTTCAAGAATTTTGGGAAGATACTAAGCATATTATAACATTAAGAGCAAGTGAAAACTTAGGTTCTTTAAAAACTATACCATTGACTGATGATGATGGTTTAGAAATATCATCTATCGAATATATTACTAATTATATTCGATATTGTGTTAAGGACTTAGTACAAGTAGGTAGTGCTAAATATCAAACATTATGGATATTAAATAATTTATTTAATACTTATATGGATGATACTTACCCATCACTTGACCAAGTTTACGTTGACCCAAGAACATTCTCAATAGGTGATGGAGAGTATTTAGATGAATATAGTGTTCTTGAAAGAATTAATAGGGCTTTTTCACAAACATTATTTCAATATAATAACGCTTGGTACATAGTTAGAATTGAAGAATATTATATACCAGACACAGATAATTTAAGACTATTCCAATATAAATTCTTGCAATTCCCAGTACCTTGGGATATTTATACAAAAAGATTTGATATAAATGTTGGTGTAAATGAGTCTGTGAAACCTATTGCTCCTACAATGTTGAGGTTTATAAAAAGACCTACAAAGGTAGATCAGATTAATATAAATTATGACTACCCATCTGAGTTACTTTGTAATGAGAATTTTAAAAGAGGTTCTTTATTATCAAGTACATCAACAACTAAAACATATAGCATACTTGATTGGAATGCATATAAAGGATTGAGAGAAAGTCCAACACCCATAACTGCATCATATTATAGAAAAGATAAATTAGATGCTTTTGGTAATGTTATAGATAGCTTTGCTTATTTACCTTATGAGACAACTGGTACGACATCTGGTGCTGACTGGTTGCAAAGTTGCGACATTAAAGTTACTAAAGGTGATGTATTAGACATATCATTTTTATGGAGATGGAATGAGACTGGTATTTTAATTGCTCCAACACCAACATTTAATGTAGCTCAAGTATTATTTAAGGCAGATGCATCACCTCAGTTTAGAGCTGGTATGGAAAGCAATGGTGTTTGGAAGATTGCACCATCAACTTGGGATTCTTGGGCGCCTACAAATATCCCTTATATAAAGTTTACACCTCCCGAAACTGCAACAAACGAAAACGGATATTATGAAATAAGTGCATTATCTAAGCCTATACCAGCTAATGGTATAGTAAGAATA